TTTACGATTAGCCAGGGGACAGGAACAATTGGTGCTGCAACAATAACTCCAGCAAAACTTTCTCAACCCATAACATCTGGAGTGCAAACTGCATCAACTACTGGAACGGCAATTGACTTTACTGGTATTCCAAGTTGGGCAAAAAAAGTTACAGTAATGTTAAATGGAGTTAGTACTACTGGGACATCTCCAATGGAAATTAGAATTGGAACAGCTTCAGGAATTGAGGCAACTGGATATAAAAGTTGTGCTGGATGGGGTGGAGAAGTAAATCGGTATAATCCTTCAACAACTGGATTTGCAACTCATGCAATATTAAGTTTTGCAGCAACTGACCTATTGCACGGATCAATGATAATTTCAACACTTGGAAGCAACACATGGGTTGAGCAATGCGGATTCTATTCTGAAGGAGGATCGAATATTCAACAAAATGGAGGGGGATCAAAGACTTTAACTGGAGGAGTACTTGATAGAGTCAGGGTAACAACAGTTGGTGGCTCAAATACATTTGATGCTGGAACTATTAACATCATGTACGAAGGATAAATATGATTGCAAGAATTGAATCAAATTGTGAGACAAGGGAAGTTAAATATTTTGATGAAAATAACAATGAGATTGACCCATCATCCATTGTAAATCAATCATAAGATAAATGACACTATCTGAAATTGCGCAATACGCAGGTGAGAAGGTCGGAAAGACCGACTCGGATACGCTTACTTTTCTACAGAAAGCAGCAAGTTTGGCCTATCGTCGTGTATGGGACTTTGCCCCCTGGCGCGAGACTGTTACCAATTCGACCTATTCTGTCGGAACAACCCGCCTTATTACTTTAGGGACAAATGTAGAAACACCTCTTTCCGTTGCATACAACGATGCGGAGGTTGATCCAATTGACTTGGCAACAATCATCAGCCAAGACCCAGGATTACTTGACGATGCCCGTACCGGAGATCCGGACACATATCACTTCACGGGGCGCAACAGCAGCGGAGTTGCAGAATTAAATCTTTACCCAAGGCTTGCGACAAGCGGAACTATTCCCTTGCGAGTTGTTGAAAAACTTAAATGCCTTACACGCACAAACATCATTGTTGACTTTCCTCCATCTCAAGCTGCCTTGGATGACGAACTTCGCTTGCCTCATGTGCATCACTTGGTTCTTGCCCTAACTCATGCCGATGCTCTGGAGCGTGAACGGCAGTATGCAAAGGCACAGGCTATCACGCAGACTGCAAATACAGATCTTGCTGCAATGGCTAATTACGAATTGAGCCAGGTTGGTGGGATAAAGCAGATTACCCCTCAAAGCCTTGGCGAACTAACCATCGAAGAAATGTTCTCGGCCTAAAGGAGTCATTGTGCCGTACTACTCGGACAATTTAGACGATCTTCTGGCGTTTGATGGAATCCGGAGTTTTGCCGGAGGCCAAGCCAGCGGTTTGCAATCTGATCTATTGGCTGAGAATCAAGTTCAGCAATTAGTCAATATGACCCTATCTCCAAAGGGTAGCCTTGAAACACGCAAGGGAGTTACAAGTTTTAGCACATCAGCAACAAGCCAAAATGGATCAATTGGTGGAATGCGATACTACGATACATCGCAATCTGAAAGACTAATAGCTGTAACACAGGGAAGACTTTACACAATTGATTCAAATGGGAATGCGCAATTACGTCCATCCGATGAAATATGGAATAATTTTACTGGTGCAACACGCATATGGAATAATGAAAACCAACAATGGGCTGACGGATTTTCAACGAATTATGATGTCAAAGTCAGCATGGCTCAGTTTAACGACAAGATGTACATGGCCGATGCAGATGGACCACTTTACTATTTTGATGGAGCGTCCACGGGTGGAACTGGCATTGCGACCAGGCAGGGTGGGAAAGTAAGAGCGATAACAGTAACAACAGCGGGCAGTGGTTATACAAGCGCAACAGCAGTTATCTCTGGACCGGATTGGGGAGGCACACTTCCAACGCTAATCACAACCGTTGCTGGCGGAGCCGTTACTGGTGTTACGGTTGTTGACGGAGGATCTGGTTATTCCGGCGCGCCTACAGTTACAATTATTGGAAATGGATCTGGAGCAACAGCCACCGCAACGGTTAGCCCTCCTCCGCTAGATTTAAGGCTTTTAATCAATACTGGCAATAGATTATTTGGAGTTGGATCAGCAAGCAAACGAAACACACTTTACGCATCCGATATTCTTGATGCATCAATTTGGGATGCATCCAATAGCATTGTTGTAAATGCAGATGACGGAGACGAGATAACTGCAATTGTTCAATACTATCAAAACAGAATTATTGTATTTAAAAAGAGGCGCATATTCCAAGTAACAATTCCTCCAGATGCAACTACAGCAGCCGATTGGACTGTTCAGTTAATTTCAAACAATACAGGATGCGTTGCGGAAGGATCTGCAGTCCAGGTAAACAGCGACATATTCTTTCTTTCGGATGACGGAATTAGATCCCTTGTAAGATCCACGGCAGACGATTTCACATCTGTTGGACTTCCACTATCTGAGGTAATAAAGAATGTCATTCAAGAAATCAATGTGGCAAAGATAGGAATAGCTACTGCTCACTTTTACGATAACAGGTATTTTCTTGCCGTACCAACAGAATCAAATGATTACAATGATACAATCATTGTTTACAACACAACGCTGGGCGCATTTGAGGGAACATGGACTCCGAATGTAATGCAATTTGCACTAGCAAATTTTCAGGATCAAGGCTTGAGGTTGATGATGAAATTGACAACCGGCCAAATTACAAGATATAGCGGATACAAGACTCCAGCTCAGGTTACATCTGCTGATTATCGTGATTATGGGGTTTACACAACGACATCTGGAACAACCACAACCACATCAACCGGCGTATTTGATTACGAGTCATATGTCCGTACAAAAGACTTTAACTTTGGAGATCCATTTTCAGTAAAATATGGAAGCCATTTTGAAGTTATATTTGATGATTCATTCTCTACGGATACAACCATATCCATCCAGCGTGATACCGATGTTGGCGATGTTGATGTCCAGCCAAACCTAAACATATCAAGTTCTGCGCTTACGCTTGAATTTGCTTTGCCAGCAACTCTTCCGACATCAGTTAAAAAGAGGCTTGCAAGCGATCTGCGCAAATACCAAAAATGGCGGTTATTGAATATCAAGATTTCGTCTATTGCAAATAAGATGGCAATTCGCCAGATCACGGCCGCTGCCAATCCGGATACGATTGAAATCCAGAAAACACTATGAGTGAATTACCTTGCAATAGCCCAAGGCGTACCCCTGGCGAGCGCAAGAAGTTTGTTGTCCGCGCCTGTCAGAATGGTCAGTCCAAGACTATTCGATACGGAGATCCGGATATGAAGATCAAGAAGGACAATCCTGCTCGCAGGCGTAGTTTTAGGGCTAGGCATGGTTGTGATTCAAAGCCACCAAGCAAGATGACTCCTAGATACTGGTCATGCAAAAATTGGTGATATGACAGCCATTGAATACATCGAGAAAAGCGGTGTTCCGGAGGCTATGTGGCCCAATCTAGTGGGTTGGTTTGGATGGTTTGAGAGGCAGGGGATGGTTGGTATTGTGAGAGATGAAGATGGCATAGTAGGAGTAGCCCTGGCTAGGTGCGTAAATGATGGGCAAAAGCCTGATCATTATGTGCATAGCGAAGATGGCGAGAATGTCTTTGTGGACTTGACGATCTCCTCAAAAGGTGCTAAATCCTTGAAGTGCTTGCTGTTGCTCTTGGCGGAGCGTTTCGGTCCTCGCAAGCGGATCACTTTCAACCGTTCCGGTAAACCAAAGGAGTATGATTACATGAAGTTTATGAGAAAGGCATTTCGCTAATGGGATCGCCGTCTATTCCTGCACCTCCGCCTCCTCCCAATCCGGTGGATGCGTCAAAGGCCAATGATCTTTTCTACAGGTCATCCCTTGAGACTTACATTGCGACACAGCCCGATGTGGCTAAACTTGAGCAGAACCTGCGCGAGAAGTATATGCCTCGCCAGCGCGAACTAGAACGCCAGATGTCGGCTTTGGACTTGCAGAAAGCAGCCCAAGCTGGACTACAGGTCGAGCGTGAACTTGGCCCACAGCGTTCACTCGAAGCTATGCGCCGTCAGTTTGAAATGTCTCCAAATGCATTTGCCACACAGCAGGGATTGGGTCAGCAGGCAGCGATTCAGTTTGCCCGTCTTTATGGTCAGTCTCCTATGAGTGCAGTACCGCAGGAAGTTCAGCAGAACCAAGGCGTTGCTCCGGTTGACTATCTGAAAGGCATACCAAGGACGGGAATAATTTAATATGGCTACTACTGCGAATCCATACTATCCACCTGGAACAATTGTAACCAATCCAGACGGGAAGGTTTACGAAGCTGACAAGAAGGGCGTATTGGTTTATCAGGCTCAAAAGCCAGTAGCAAGCGATGTTACTTCCAGCAAAGACAAGTATGCTGCGCTTGGTCTTACAGATTTAGATAAATATGTTTCCAAGGGAAGATTCAACGAAACAAAGGCACAGGCCGATGTAATCAAAGACATCTACAAGCTTGACCCTGCCGCATATACCTCCAAGAGGGGGATCATTGATTTCAATGCCGCGACACAAAAATATCAATATGAATTGCCAAAGATTCAAGTTGGAGCAGAAGCAGGAAGCTTTACACAGGCAGTAAATAATTATTCAAATGCATTGGCTTCGATTAGGTCTGTTGGTGCTGAAAACATAAATGCAAAAGATTATGCATCTCTGCAATCTTTAGCAAAACAGGTTCGTGATTTTGACTCTAAGGATCTTGGTCAAGGCGGGAAGCAAATCATTGCCAACTCGCAACAGGCGATTGATGCAATTGACGCAATCAGAAACCAGCAGGAACTTGTCAAGAGGCAGGAAGCCAGAATAGGGCAGACCGCCAAGGGATCGCAAAGGCAGAGCGAGCAGGGCAAGTTCTTTGTTGAGCAGGATAAATTGGCTAGGCTTGTTGCCGAAGCCAACCAAGCCACTCCAAAGTATATTGAATCATTTTCTAGGTTTGGCCTGTCCGACCTTGGATTGAATGCAAACAAGAATGTTGCCGGAACAGCAAAACTCTCAACAGGGCTTGAGGCTTTGCGCGGTGATAATGTCATGCAAACCGGCGGGCTTGCTGGAAAGCTGAATGTCCAGGTAACAGATGATCAGATTCTTAACGACATCAATACAGCCAGAAAGAACCAATATAAAAGCCTTTATGATATTGGTACTGCGGCAACCATAGATTTACAAAGCCAGATTTCACAGGCAAACAAGTTCCTAACCGATCTTCCTGCCGGTGATAAGCGCAGGGCTGATGCACAGAAAACGATTGATAATCTCAATACTCAGCTTGCCTCTGCTCAAAAGGACACACTCGAGGCGCAGAATCTTTATAACAATTATCAGCCAATAAGCGGTCAGCAAGCAGCAGATTCAATTTCAAAGTTTAGGGAAACACTCCGTCTTCCTGAGGAGCGCACAATTGCTCAAATTGAAAGCATTGATCCAACGATTGGTGCGACTGTTCGTGGTCTTTCCAAGCAGTACCAGACAATGGCCGAGACTCCGCTTGGAGCGACAACGACAAAGCAGACTGAAGACCTTCGCAATCAGATCGAACAGGAAGCACTCAATCAGCTTCGTCTTGGTTCGACTTTAGGAGCCGAAGAACGGCGTGGTTACGAACAGGCCATCCGTGGAGCGCAAACAGCCCGTGGAAACATACAGGGTCTTGGACCAGCGGTACAGGAAGCGGCGCAGATTGGAGCGGCTGGCGAACAACGCAAGCTTGCACGTTATGGTGCGGCTTCTGCTTTCCTTGGCTCTGGAGAGACAACAGGAGCAGCCGCAGCCCGCGATCTTGGACTTCGCAATGCGCTTGAACAATCTCGTCTTGGTGCCGCCCAAGGCTTTATTGCTGGAGGTCCAACAATGTACAACCTGGCATCACAGCGTTTGGGACAACAGCAGGGCATGCTTAACAACTACCTTGCGGCTTCACAGCCACAGCAGACAGGGCAATTCCAAGCTGGATCTTCTGCTGCAAATCCATACGGATATGTTAATCCTAATGCTGGATTTATGGGTGCGCAGAATGCCACAAGCATTTACAATACTCTTGCTGATTATACTGCTAATACTTATGGTGCCTATAGCAGAGCAGTTGCAAGTCAGCCTTCGGGTGCGCAACAGTTTGGTGCGATTGCATCTGGAATTGGATCGTTGATACCTAACATAAGCATTTAAGGAGATTTATGGGTAAAATTACTTTAGATTTGGCGCAGATGTATCCTAAAACTTTTGGTGATCAAGATGCATTGCGTAGGGCTTCATTGGGTGAACAGCTTCAACAGGCTCAATTAAAAAGATACGAAGAAGATGCAGCATCAAGGGAACAAACATCGCAACGCCAAGTTTTGCCTTTTGAGGATTTCAAGATTGATGTGAACGGAGAATCAATTCCATTTAAGGCATTGCCACCGGAACAGAAAATGCAATGGGCGAAGCAACGTCAGGTTGATTGGGAACTCGAACAATCCAGAAAGTTTACAAAGCATCAGGCTGATATGGCAAAAGCAGAAGTTGAACTTGAAACAAATCTTCAAAAGAAGAAAGATATTCAAGCCGCTCAAGCTGGTGGGAATGTAAAGCCTGGTCCAGATTTCTTGCCTGGAGCATTGTTTGGGAAGCCATATGCACAGCAACAGAAGGATATTGAACAAAAAATAATTGAAACCGAGCAAAAGCGTAACGCTGCTGGGATTCAAATGCAGGCATTAAAAGATAATCAAATGCCTCAAAGCTACGGAATGCCTTCGGTTACAAAGCCTGCACAACAACAAGCAACGCAACCGCAAGCACAGCCATCTGCACAGCCTCAAACACAGCAAGCCGTTCCATCCTATAAATCAAGAGACGAAGCAATTCAAGGCGGTGCAAAATCTGGAGATATTGTCTATATCCAAGGTGTCGGGAAAGTAAGGATGAGATAACACAATGGCAAGTCCCGACTTGGGGTTTGACATTATTGAGCCAGAGGTAAAAGCAGATCAGCAGAATGCTGGCTATGACGTAATTGAGCCAGAAAATGCTCAACCAACGCCATCGGAACAATTTGAAGTAATTGAACCAGACAAGCAATACTTGTCACAAATCAAGCGAGACTATGTTTCGCAGGGTGGAAACCCGCTAGATGTATATGCTCCAGAGCGTGCTGATTTTCTAAATAATGAATTAAACAAAAACATTCAATCTGGATTGTCTAAAGAAGAAGCCATGCTCAAGGCAACAGATGCCCTTGAAGCATTGCCACCTGAAACAAGGCCAGATGGGTCTATATCTGCTGGATATGCCCCTACCGAAGAAGCGATCAAGAAGGGCATGGTTCAGCCAGAAGCATTGCAGGCTGTTCGCAAGGCTCAAGCGCAAGGCGTTCTTACTGTATCATCTGGATTTGATAAAGAGAAGGGTGTTGGATTCGCAGTTGGGAGAGCAAAAGATGGGAAGGTTGTTCGTATTGAAGAAAGACCTCCGACTTTTCTTGGCGCATCATTTCGATCAGTAGGTGAGCAAATAATCCCTGGTGCAGCCGCAGTTGGTGGAGCATTGGTTGGCGCGGCGGCTGGAACAGTTGGTGGTCCTGCTGGTGTTCTTGCTGGTGGCCTTGTTGGTGGAACTGCTGGATATGAAGCTGGTAAGATGGGGCAGGCTGGCCTTGCAAGAATCCTAGCTGGTGAACAAGGCTACGCAGACTACCAGAGAATGCGCGAGGCCGATATTGCGATGTTTCCAATTACAACAAAATCTCTTGAGATTGCGACACCTATGGCTGTTGGTGCTGGGCTTGCAGGACCAACAAGAGCTATCGACAAATTCCAGCAATTGTTACAACCTAAAGCTGTTCCATCATTACAGGCAAAACCGCAACCATCAGAGGTTATTGGAGCTATCGAAGGCCAACAACCAATACGCCCAGGCGTAGTTGGCGAGGCTGGATTTGAGTCTGGAACAGTGCGACCAGAGTTTAAGATGCCAGAAGTTCCGGAAGGATCTAAAATAGCTAGGACGGCTGAAAGGGTGTTGAAGTCTGAAAAAGCACCAGAGCCATTCAAGGCAGAAGTTGCGCTTCAGCCGAATACAGTAAGAAAGAATGTTCCATTGGGTGCTATTAAAAGTAATCTTGAAGAACTTTCTGATGATGAATTAAACGAGATTGCAAGGAGAGGAATTTCATCTTCTTCTTATGACGAGTCTGAAAGAATTGGTGCAAATGCAATACTTGCAGCAAGACAAATTGATTCAGACCCAACATCTGCTGCAATTAATTGGAATGAACTTGATAAGGCAGCCTCTTCGTTTGGGTTGGGGTTAAGGAATATCAGAGAATATATAAACACGCCTGCTGGTTATTTGGCAACCATATCAAAGGCAGCGGAAGCAGCGAAAAGAAATGTACCACAAAGCGTGAAGGACAATGTTCTTCGATTATTTAATGCAAGCAAGCAAGCAAAAACTAACCTAGTTGAAGCAGAGAGATTTTACAGATCAAATCCAACGGATGAGGCTGCTATTGCGGCTGAAAATGCAAGGAATGTAGCCGCAAAAGCCGCAACTAAATTGCAAAGATACTCGGATAGCATTCTACCTAAAAAAATTCTTGGAGAAATACTTCCACAAGCCATACAACTTACGCTATTAAGTCCGTTATCTCTTGTTAAAAATCCAGTATTTAACGTAGCTAGGGCAGTCGGCCAACTTGGAGTTAGGTCATTAGCAACCGCTGGAGATGCGGTAATAAGTTATGTGACCAAGCAACCAAGGACGATGACACAATCTGCACTTACAACAAAGGGTGCAATGATTCGTGGTGCTGAAAAGACAAAGGAAGCAATTAGGGCATTCTTGGGTGAGGGCATTCCAGCGTCATCTGCTTTGGCTGGAGAAGGAGTTAAGGGATTTACCGTATTCAAATCTCTTGCTCAAGCATTCACGGGCAAGGATATGGTTACAAATGCAAAAGGTAATATTGCTCTTATTGATCGAGTGCGGAAGCTTGCCGAGGGAATAATTGGTTCATATACAGAAACAGTAGGAAGGGTATTGACACTTGGTGACGTTCCAGCAAGAGGGTTTGCAGAAGGCAGACTTCTTGCAGAGCAAGCCATTTTAGCTGGTAAATCACCAAAGCAAGTTTTAGCAAGCGTGAGATTTCCCACGAAGACAGAGTTAAGGGGAATATCAAACAAGGCGGCGGAGGCAACATTCCAACAGGACACAAAACTAACTTCTGTGATTGGAGTTGTGGCAAACGCAGTAAGGGGGATACCGGCAGTTGGACCATTGATTAAGTCAATTGTTGCTCCGTACACAAAAACTCCAGTTAATGTTGTTTCTGATGTTGTTGATTTGGCCGTACCTGGATTGGCATTTACAAAAAGTGTTTATTACGCAAGTAAAGGTGACAGAAGAAAAGCCTTGGAAATGGCAGCAAGTGGGATTGTTGGAACAGTAATTGGAGGAGCAGCTGCCGCCCTATATCGCGCTGGTGTTATTGTTGGATCTGCACCCAAATCTGCAAAGGAACGTGGAATCCAATACGCAACACAGCCTCCTAATACAATAAATATTTCTGGCTTGAATAGGATGTTGAATGGAGAAGATCCATCAATCCAAGCTGGAGATGATATAAAAAGCTATGAAAATTTAGGATATCTTGGAACAATCTTTAATGTGTATTCAAATGTATTAAGTAAGAACGAAGGCTCTGGATTGCTTGAGGATATTCTTGATGTGACGCTCAAAGGCTTGCCATCAGTTGCAAGCTATACGCTCAATCAAACATTTTTAAAGAGTACGAACACTCTTCTTAATGCGATATCAAAAGAAGATTATGATAGCTATCTTGAATCATTGTACGGGACAATTTCATCAATCCCATTCCCAAATACATTACAGGCGTTCAATAAAGCAAGCAGAGAGAATATGATTGATCCAAAAACGGATGATAGCTTGCAACTATTTGCGAATGTTCTCAAATCAAAGATGCCAGAGTTTGCACGCGAGGCAATTGGTGCCGAGGAACTTCCGCTAAAAAGAGATATGTGGGGTAACCCAATCAAACAGACACCGGAAGGCGCAAACCCATTCCTTTACAATTTCCTTGATTTTACAAGATCAAGAACTGTACCTAGCGATGAGACAAATGTTGCGCTGTACAAGTTATGGAAGGAAACAGGAAATCCAGATGTTCTTCCATCTGTCCCGTCAAGAGATGTAATGGATAAGAAGGTTACATATAGGCTTGATGAAAATCAGTATTCAATTTACCAGGAATATGTAGGCCAAAGGAGAAAAGCTCTTACTGACAATTTATTTCAAAGCGCAACATTTGATGGGATGGACCAAGATTTTAAAATCAAAGCCCTAGAGAAAGCCTATGAGCGTGGAGCAGAAGATGGTAAAAGGCAGTTCCTAAAATATAATAGGGATTACCTAACACCAAAGGAGAAATAAAATGGAACGCTACGAGAAGATGATGCAGGGCAATATTCAACAACCGCAACCACAGCAAAAATCCATGCCAGTACAGGCACAACCCATGCAAGCACAACAACCAGAGTCGGAGAAATCTGGAAAAATTGATCTTGGTTTTGACATTATTGAACCAGAGGTAAAACAAACAGAAAATACATCAAATTTTGACCTTATAAATGCCGCTAAAACAACGGTTAATTGGGAAGGTAGGCGTGACAAAAAAGGCAATCTTTCCGTGTATGCCTTGCCAGCGGGTGATATGGGTGGAGATTACGAGGTAGCTGGGATAAATGATAGATACCATCCAGAAGCTTTCAGAAAAATCGCAGGATTGCCAGCCCAAGACAGGGAAACGGCAGCAGCCGAATACATCAGCCAGTACACAGCCCCACTCGTATCACAACTTCCACAAGCCATCCGGCCATTCGCGCAGGATCTCGCGTTTAATCGTGGCATGGGCGGTGCAACAAAGTATCTCCAAGAGGGATTGAGAAGCCTCGGCCAGAATGTGGCCGTTGATGGGGCAATTGGACCTAAAACATTGTCAGCAATCGGAAGCGTAAACCCAAGAGATCTTATGATTGCGGCTAGTCAGGCTCAATTAAATGACGAAAAGGCAAGGGCTACGGCAGATCCAAGAAGAAGGAAGTTTATTGTTGGTCTGGAAAATAGGATTAATAATAGGCTATCAGCTTTTGGTGGCGGATAATTATTCTGAATCATTCTCAAAAACATAAGTTGATCCGGCAGTTCCAGAATAATACTCCCCAACCTGAACCTTTGTTCCATTTGATCCGTAATAAAGGTATCCGCTCTTTGTCACAATTTCATCTCCGCCATAATAAACATCACCGCATGAAGAATAACCCCCCTTCGGAGTGAGCTTTAATATGCCATCGTCAACTATCAATCCATTTGATGTTATGCTCAATCCCTTTCCTCCGCTGAACACGGCGTATCCAGAATCGTATACACCGCCATCAAAGTCATCCGCCATCACCGATGCCATCAGCATCGCCGTCACTACAATCATTATTATTGCTTTCATAGTGAAAAGTCTCTAGGACAAATCTAAATCCGTCAAGCATGAAACTAGGCTCGCGACAGGTTGGTGCAATTGGAGTAACGCGCGTTACCGGCGCGTTGCTACGATGTGGATACAATGTGCTTTTGCCTTATGAAGACTTCTCCGGATATGATCTTGTTACGGAAAAAAACGGAAAGTTTACAAGAATCCAAGTGAAGACCGCGCAGGCAATTGAGCAGGGACGAACAAAGTACAGATTTACCACATCCATTGGAAATGGGTTTAATATTCCAAAACGTCCCATTACTGGAGTAGATTACGTTGTATGTTGGGCAATGCATGATGATCTTTTCTGGTTGTTGCCGATAGCCAAATGCAAAACATTGACCACAAAACTTTGTCCCTCGACAGGGCAAGGCTGGAGGATATTCCAGAGCTTATGACTGAGGAAGAGGCTTGGGCAAAATTTGAGGAAGCCATGAGGGATGTTGAATCCTTCGATGAGGCCATTGCATGGTTGAATAAAAATCCGGAAGTTAAAGAGGGTCTTACTGTTTACGAGATGATGCGCCAGTTCAATAGGGATATTAGGGAAGCTAATAAGTATTATCGCAATTAAATTTGGTTGTTGACCCGACATGGGTCGTTCCGCTAGAACCAGCGGATGGGAAAAATCAATAGCAGGGCAAAGGGCGCAGCGGGAGAGCGGGAGTTAGCAGGATACCTACGCGAGCAGGGGTGGCAGAAGGCCAGAAGGACCGCCCAATACGCAGGCAATCCAGAAGGCGGTAGCGGGGATGTGGTTTGCGAGAACTTTCCTTTTCATATCGAAGGCAAGCGTTGCCAGCAGTTAAAGCCGGAAGCCTGGATGCAACAAGCCATGCGTGATTGTCCCAATGGAAAGATCCCAGCGGTGTTCTTCCGGCGCAATGGCGAAAAGAAGTGGCTGGTAATTTTGACAGCCGATGACATTTGTGAACTTGCCAGAACAATCGCTCCTCCTCGCATGGAGATTGAGCATGCCAATGCTTTAACGCACACCGCAGTAGGCGGAGGCTTTTGGGTTAAAAAGCCAGACGAACTTCACCCCACATACATACAACCAATAAACCCAAATAAATAAAGGAGATAACATGGCACTAACCATAAGCGAAACATCAAAGAACACAGAGCGCAAGTTGCCCGAAGCCGGTGCAACAGTTGGCGTTCTTTACAGTCTGGTTGACCTCGGTCACCAGGAAACGAATTGGGAAGGACAAAAGAAGTTCTCACCCAAAGTTCGACTAACCTTCGAGCTTCCGGATCAAACGGACGAGTTCGAGGTTGAGGAGAATGGGAAGCGTACCAAGGTATGCAAGCCGATGGTCGTATCCATCGAGCAGACCCGCAGTCTAGGCGAGAAAGCCAGCCTGCGGAAACTCTTGGAACAATGGCGCGGCCAGACATTCACGGCCAAGGAACTGCAGGCATTCAGCTTGAAGAACCTTCTTGGCAAGCCAGCCATGCTGACTCTGATCCACAAGACCAGCCAGCAGGGGCGGCAGTACTGCGCCATTGCCGGAGCTTCCAAACTTCCCAAGGGCATGACTGCTCCTGCCAAAACCACCAACGATCTTATGTACTACGAGATCGAGGAGAAGGAAGGCGGTCAGTTCAAGGATATGCCGGAATGGTTGCAGGATAAGATCCGCGCATCCAAGGAATTTGGCGCATCCGGATCGTCTTCTGGTCCTATCAAAATCGGAGACAAAGATGGCAACGGCGAAAACGTACCGTTCTAAGTTATATGGCACTTACTATTACCAGTAAGGAGCCATCCAATACCCGTCTGGTCCACAGCGACCAGGCGGGTCATTGGTACACAGCAGAGGGTGAATCCGCCCATACTGTGATGGGCAAAAATGGAAATTTCCGCAACACTACTGTGGCTGATGCCAGAAAGATGCTTCTGTACCCTAGCGTCACAAGCATCCTATCTATTCTTGACAAGCCACAGCTTACCAATTGGAAGATCGAACAGGCAATCATGGCATGCTTGACGCTGCCAAAGGAGGAAAATGAAACACTCGAAGACTACGCAAAGAGGGTCGTTAAAGACTCGAAAGAATCAACAGGGAAAGCAGCGGAACACGGAACAAAAATGCACACCGAAATGGAGAACATCCTACTCGGAAGAGCCGTATCCGGAGATGAAGCACTTGCTCCGTATATCGAAACCTTTAAGAAGTGGTCCGATGCAAACATTGAGAAAACGTACTGGTGCGAAAAGGGTCTTGTCGGCGCAGGCTATGCGGGAAGGTGTGATGCCTACGTCAAGCTACGCAATGTGGGTGACGCTATCATCGACCTAAAGAATCGGAAGGTTAATCCGAAGTACGATCCGTTCTACGATACGGACTGCGCCCAACTTTGGGCCTACAGATCGGCAAGCGAGAATCCTAAGTGCGCCTGTGTATCTGTGGTCCTAGCATCCAACGATCCAACTAAACTGATGACGAAGGTTTGGGATGAGGATGAGCTTTACCAGGCCGGTATAGCCTTCTGCGCGATGCAGAAGGTTTGGTCATGGGTGAAGCAATACACACCTCCAGGCATGAAGCTGTGAACGCTCCAACGATCCAAGAGATGGGCAACGCTGCGCAGGAAATCGTGTGGCGTGTGATGGGCAAGGGATCGGATAAGTCTGCCTACGGCGATTGGCTGGAGAAGGATCGTCCTACGCACGATTACCATATTGCGCGCGCGATACGTCATCTTGCCACCGCGCAGATGCAGCTTCACAAATCTTCGCCTTGTCCTGACAACAATGGTGAAACAAGTGTTGACCATCTTGAGCGTGCGTTGGTAAGGTCGCTGTTCGTGTTAGCTCAAATAAAGAAAGAGGTACCAAGATTATGAGGTGGATCAAGAAAGAGTTGGATGAAGATGGAAAGCCAGAGTGGTCTGTTTATATTGACGATCCTGGTTATGGGAACGAAGATGATTGGTCGCACTTCGATACCTACGCTTCGAGAGACGAAGCAGTAGAAGCCTGCTGGAATTATACCTGGGAAGATTACGACAAGAGGGATAAATGAAGCGCGCATTAGTTACGCAGGCATTCGGGGATGATTGGAAGAAGGTCTTGGATCTTACAAGGCCAAGGATGGAAGCTTACTGCCAGAGGCATAAGATTGACTTCCTTGCGCTTGAGAAACCATTGGTCGAGCCGGTGCAGTATAGCAAGTCGGCTATCGGGAATATCATGGCCACAAAGGGATATGAGCAAATCACGTTTGTTGACTCGGATATTCTGATTGCAAACGACTGCGATGACATAGGTGCTGAAGTAAACATGTTCTGTGCCTTTGATGAGGGTGCGTTCTTGGATCGCAAGTATGAGATGGGAAAGCTGGCAAGCGCATTCGGTGCGCAGATTGATCCTAGGTTTTACGTCAATACAGGCGTGTTTGTGATCTCATCCAAGGCTGTTGGTGTCTTGTCGATGCCTCCGCTAGGACTGTTGCCAAACCATTTTGCCGAGCAGACCTGGATGAACATTATGGTCCACCTGTGGAATGTTCCGGTACAAGAACTTGATCCTGCATACAATTGTATGACCAGCGTTGAGTCGCACTTTGGGCTTGATCGCTACAAGGATGCGTACTGCATTCATTACGCTGGGCAGTCCGGAGACATGCCTAAATTGATTGAGCAGATTAAGTCTGACGATGCCAAGCTTGTGGAACTTGGTCGATGACCACGGTTAAGGTAGTTGCCGAGTGTGGCAAGTGGCGCATTCATACTACAGCCGGATACACGATTGGCCCGCGACTATGGGGGGCTGTACCGGCAAATGGCCTGCCACCGCTCACAGACATATTTGAAACCAAGCAAGAGGCACAGGATGCAGCCTTCTTATGGAACGAGTACGCCAAGTGGGTTGAGCAACATAAGAAGAAAACCAAGAGAAGATACTGATGCGCTCGACCCATCTTACCAAGGGGGATTACGATGAGAAGCTACAACAATTGGCTGGAGAGGTTGCCAAGCGAGCGATTGATGATGTCAGGTTACTGCAACGTCGAGGAGTGATTGATGGAATGAAGATCCTTCGCCGGAACATGGGCAAGAGATTCTTTCTTGGTGATTGCGAGGAATACAAGAATGTTCACCAGATCCAGAAGCTAATCCGAGACTTTAAGATCGGTGCAGTCGGATTCTGGTGCCGAGCCTCCGGAGTTCCTATTGACAACAAGACTCTAATTAGGCGAGTCTTCAAGGCTACAAAATGATGCTTACGGCAATAGCAGATTTTGCATGGGTAGCGTGTTGGGTTGTGCTTTACATGTCATTCCTGGCATCTTTACTCGCATTCCTGTTGTTTGGTGTTTATGCATTGTTTTGCTGGATAAAAAGGGAGATCGACAATGGCAGATAAATACATTCAGAAAGTTCTAGGTGCGAGCGTTGACCGATACGTTCTCACTCCTGCACAATGCATGATGCTGCGTGAGGACGCGCAGATCATTGGGATGAAGCGGTCAACCGTGATGAAGAAGGATGGCACGCACAAGGTATCGCTTGCTAGAACTTGCACCTCGTGTTGGGTTCCAAACAGCCAGCATCATAAATGGATTTACAGCGTGATGGCCGAGCTTACAAAATCAATCAACCAGGATAACTGGAGATTTGACATTACCGGAATGCAACAGTTGCAGATTCTGAAATACTCGCCACTCCAGCAGTTCTGGTGGCACTTCGATACTTTCAACGGAAGCGACAGAAAGCTTACAGCGGTAGTCAACCTTTCCGACCCAAGCGAATATCTTGGCGGTGGGCTACAGGTTAAGGCTGATATTGAGAATGCTCAGTTTATTCGAGAACAGGGAGTCGGATGCTGGTTCCCATCTTACCTAGAGCATCGCGCCCGCGCGCCGATATGGGGTACAAGGTGGGTGCTGGTTGGATGGTTTACAGGACCGGCATGGAGATGATCCAACTCAATCCAGAACTATGGATGATGACACCCAAAGGCGAGGGACTGGCATTCATTGTTACCGACTATGGAATGGATCATAACAAGATATTCACAGTCATGCTTAATTCTGGCGAGATACTTGACTTTGACATTCGTGATTGTCGCAGATGTGAGAATCCAAGCTTCGGGGTAAAAGCACCAGAGGTGCCGAATCCCTATTACAACATATAAGGAGAACTGAATATGCTAGGTAAAGACGTATCGAAGAACATGAGCGAACTTGCAGCAGATAACCGAAAGAAGGGCAAGGAGCGTGGAGCAGGCGGCAAGGCTCGTTCCCGCAAGCAGATGATTGCCATTGCGCTGTCGGCTGCTGGCAAGAGCAACAAGTCACCTCGCAAGTTCCGCATGCGGTCCGGAATGTAATGGAAGTAGAGGCAAAAGACCGCCTCAAGTGGGCGTGCGATATCCTTCTCAATGCTCGCAATAGGCTGGCTATTGAGAGGGATCGCGCGAACCACGGACATGCGATTGACATTATCCAGATCATTGCCCTGGTCGATGCAGCGGCTTTGGTTTGCAAGGAAATAGCGGAGGAGAAATGAAATACTTATCAGTATGCTCTGGCATTGAGGCAGCGTCCAAGGCTTGGGAGCCGATTGGATGGGAGCCAGTAGCGTTTTCAGAAATTGAACCATTCCCGTCAGCGGTGCTGAAGCATCATTGGCCGGAGGTTCCAAACTTAGGAGACATGAGCAAACATGAACAATGGACAATACAAAGCGGATCAGTTGACCTTCTGGTCGGAGGCACGCCCTGCCAATCCTTCAGCGTTGCAGGATTGCGACAAGGACTCAAAGACCCAAGAGGTAACCTCATGCTTACCTATCTTGCAATCGCTGAACGTCTCAAACCTAGATGGCTTGTGTGGGAAAATGTCCCCGGTGTCTTGTCATCTAACGGAGGAAAAGATTTTGGTTCCTTCCTCGGAGCGTTGGGGGAGCTGGGGTATGAGTGGGCATACCGAGTCTTGGACGCTCAATGGTTCGGAGTGGCCCAAAGACGCAGACGTGTGTTCGTTGTCGCACATCTTGGAAAAGGGGACCTTGCCGCAAAGGTTTTATTTGAGTCCGAAAGCGTGCGCCGGAATCCTGCGCCGAGCCGAGAAGCGGGGCAAGGAGTTGCCACCAATGTTGAAGCAGGCGTTGGGGTTAGTCTGCCAGAACGAGAAGTAGTTGGATGTTTAAGCGATGGCGCACACATGGGTGGAGGACTTAACGGACAAGATGCTTACAGCGGAAGGATTATGGCTGTTAGGACTGAACCAGTAATCATTGATCGTGCAGCATTCAACCAAGGCGAGAACGCACAATACAAACCAAGGATTGAGCATGGTGAGACTATGGATTCTTTGGTCGCAAGAGGTCCGCATGCTGTCTTATTTGAAAACCACCCAAACGACAGCCGAGTAACTGGCCCGCACGATATCGCACCTAGTTGCGTATCACGATATGGAACTGGTGGGGGGAATGTTCCTTTAGTGCAGGAGGGTGTTGACCTATACAATCAAGCCTTAACTGGTGATGTGCATTGTCCGTTGAGGACGGCTGGTGGGCATGGTGCGCCAGCAGCGTTAGTACAGGAGGCGATTGCATTTGAACCTGGTATCGCAACGAGAGAAGGCAGCGAAAGCAGATTTGTTAAGGAACTATCTCCGACATTGCGGAAGGAGATGGGGGATAATCAGGTGGCAATTGCTATGCGTGAGTCTGGTCAAGGCTATTGGATGGAGGACAGTAAGGCTGGAACGCTCAGAGCAGAGGGTGAGAATAGGCCAAGCAGACCAAGCAATGTGATTTCTCAAAGCTCAATGGCGGTACGCAGGCTCTCTCCTAGAGAATGTGAACGACTCCAAGGCTTTCCAGACGATCACACGCTGATCTCATGGCGTAACAAGCCAGCGGATCAATGCCCAGATGGGCCACGATACAAGGCACTGGGCAATTCTATGGCCGTGCCGTGCATGGCATGGATTGGGAAAAGGATTGACGCAGTAGAAAAAGTAAATAGAAAGGCAAACCAATGAAACTATGGACCAATCAAACCAATGCAATCCACAAGGTGGATGACAACCTTCTTCATGTTCGCAATACCTACGTCATTCCAGACGAATTGACCGGAGGGATATGGGCGGATTCAATTCCATGCCCACACAAAATTAAGCCTTACTACAAGGGCAGATCAACTGGCGGAGCGACAGCCGTGTATCGGGCTGGAGCGATTGGGGATGCGGTGATCGCAACGGCATTTGTAAACTACTTGGTGCAGGAGTCTGGCGGGATAGTCGATGTTTACGCACCGGCTAGGAACCTTCCACTCTACGCCGGACTAGGTGCGAAACTTTACCCTCTGCCATGCACCCTAGAGGCATGGGATTCATACGATAGTCATTTGCCAACCGATGATTTGTTCAGCGGTCAGGTTGGCGAAACCAAACTCGGAACCGGTCCTGGCAATTGTTACAAGCGGATCTACGAATGGATGGGCGTGTGGGATGAGAAGACGATGGCGAAGTATTGCAAGCCAATGCTTCACCTAATCGAACCAGATCACGAAGAGATCAAGGCGTTGGGTAAATGGCCTTTACCGGAGAAGTATTTTGCCTACCACGTTTCATCGTCTGGACCTACTCGCACCTACCCGCCAAAGATGGGGCAGGATGCAGTCTTGGCATTGCTGGAAGCTTTCCCCGAACATCACGCTGTGATTATTGGGTTGGACAATAGCAACAATTTCCATGTCGATCATCCAAGAGTGATTGACTTGTTCAATACGACCAAGGCGATCCGCTCGCTGTTCCCTGTGGTAGCCAACGCAGACTTTGTGGTGGCACCGGATAGTTCTGTAAACCACATCGCTGCTGGACTCAATACGCCGTGCGTGTCGTTGTGGGGTAGCTATGACCCTGCGGATCGTATGACCTACTACCCGCTCAACGTGTCGGTGTTTAAGCCGGAAGTATGTCCTCATGCCCCATGCAGGCCGCATGCAGGATTGCCCCAAGCCAAGTGTAAGGATGCGACAAACAAGACAGCCAAGACTCAGATGTGGTGCAATGCGCTCCGCAACATTACTGCGGAGGATATTGTTGTTGCATCGAAGAAGGCTGTGGAGTTTCAGTAAAATGGATAAGAACGCCAATCGAAAGATTGGTGCGGCTGGCGTGATGAAGGTTAAGGCAGAACTTCTGCTTAAAGGATTTGACGTAGCCGAACCAGATGTGGATTGCGGGGTTGATCTGATCGCATGGGATCATAGGTCAATCAACAGAATCCAGGTTAAGGCAACTGTGCAGAAATATTCTGCCGGATATTCATCATTCCACACTTCCAAGCTTGTTCATAAATGCTCAACTAGCCGAGCTAGTTATGACCCAAGGGAGGTTGATTTTATCGTATGCGTATCAATACCATTGAATGAGTATTGGATTATTCCGGCAGTAGAGGCATCCGCCAAACGCAAGACGGGGGTTAGGGTTGGTGACAAGTATCACAATAAATGGTTCTACCTTAGTAAATGCAATCGAACTATTGGTGGAGATAAGCATGGGAACGCAAGGAGGCTTGCATACAAGATCACAGAACTTGAAAAGAAATTGCTTAATACAGAGAAGATGCTTGAGGTATCGAGGCTGAAGGAGCAGATTTCAGATCATCAATTACGCAATTTTTATAGATATTTTAGATATAAAATAGATTCTAAATCTATTGAAACAATTGAAAGATATGGGACCGATCTTGATGAAAAAGAATGGGACACAATGTTTGATGATGACAAGCGGTTCACAAGGTGCAACTATAGCCGACTCACAAAACTTTATGAATCACTTCATAAACTAGAAAACAATCCGGCGAATGGTGCGCAGGGAGATCCTGCGACTGGAGCCTCCATGTGTGTCGCCACTTGAAACAAAGCCGGATGTTTTTTATATGACAACACCATTAATAATATCATTTGGGGGCGGCACAAACTCAGCAGCAATGCTAATTGAAATGCAAAAGCGTGGGGTTATTCCAGACCTCATTCTGTTTGCCGATACTGGTGGAGAACTTCCGCAAACCTACGAGTTCGTAAAGATATTTTCTGATTGGTTGGTAAAGCACAATATGCCAGAGGTAATTACAGTTAAGTATGCAAAGGAAACGCTAGAAGAGAATTGCTTGCGCCAGAATATGCTGCCAAGTCTGGCCTACGGATTTAAAGGTTGCTCGCAGAAATATAAGATCCAGCCACAAGATAAGTTCGTCAACAACTGGAAGCCAGCCAAGGATTGTTGGAATGCTGGCGGTAAATGTTTGAAGCTGATTGGATATGATGCTGGCGAACATCATCGAGGAAAGATACCAGAGGACAAGAAGTACATCTATGAATACCCGCTGGTTCGTTGGGGTTGGGGCAGGAAGAAATGCGTTGAGGTTGTGGAAGAGGCTGGATTCAAACCAGCCAAGTCATCTTGCTTTTTTTGCCCAGCCATGAAGAAACATGAAGTGCTTGATCTTGCAAAGAACCACCCTGCTCTGGCAGAAAGAGCGATAGCGATGGAAAACAATGCTCACCTTAAAACTGTTGTTGGTCTTGGTCGCAACTGGAAGTGGGAAGACTTAATCAGATCAGATGCAAGCCAAATGAAATTATTTGAGGACCTGCCAGACGAAGTGCCTTGTGGGTGTTATGACGGATGAACGCGCAATCTAAAGCAGAATCAATTGTAGGTGCCGTGGATTGGCAGTCCGAGAACCACGGGCTGTGCAAGTGTCCAGGGGAACATACCCACACAAGCCATACCAGGGTAAGAGATACCACAGTCTTCATCGACAGCGTTCCCACAGTCTTTTGCTGGCATACCTCATGCGTTGCGCACAGGGATTTGGTCAACAAGCAACTTCGTAAGTTAATTTTGGATGATCCGTTGTATAGGCCGATCAACATCATGTCTGGAGTGACAGGGGGGGCTAGGACATTGGCAGTCCAGAAGGATGCCGAGACTGAGATCATTGACCGGATCGGAACGATTGCCGAGTCGAACAAGTCTAGGTACTTAACCCATTACAATTGGGACCCAGCGGATATGTACGAGAGCAGCCCGCAAGGGTTGGATGGGTTTAATGATTACCACGGGATATTGTCGCTGTTTAAGCCCGATGACATTGTATGGGTAGGCGCGGTCAAGGATAGTGGGAGCCATCCAAAGAACTTTCAGCGTGTAGAGGATTGGATGAAACTGACGCAGCCGGTGGGGCAGTTTACAACCGGAGCAGTATTCAAGTCTGGAACTATTAGCAGGGCTAATGACAACGTGGATGTGCGCCGGTACCTGGTCGTGGAGTCGGATGTTCTGACGAAGTCAGAGATGGGCGCGGTGTTCCAGCTTATGCGCGACTTATTCCGGATGAAGTTGCACGCCATCGTTGACACAGCCGGAAAGAGTTTACACGGATGGTTCGAGAGTCCGGTTAAGCAGGAATGGGAAAACCAATTAAAAGCTTTTCTTGTTCCGCTCGGATGCGATCCTGCGACATTCAAACCAAGCCAGCCCGTCAGGATGGCAGGGGCAAAAAGAGAAGACAAAACACAGAGCCTTGTATGGTTCTGCAAGGAGGGGAAATGATTGAGCCAGCAGTTGCATTAGGATTGAAACCAAAGCCGGTGGATGAATGGCCGCCGATCAAATCATACTCAGAGTTGGTGCGCGAGGACATGCCTGCTCCGGAGGTTTTAATTGATGGGATGCTGCACCGAGGTGGCAAGTTGCTCCTGGGCGGAGGCAGTAAGGCCTACAAGTCATGGTCGCTGATTGACCTAGCCCTTTCGTTACATGCCGGTGTGCCTTGGTGGGGACAGCAGACGCACCAGGCTAGGGTGCTGTTTATTAATTTTGAAATTCAAGAATGGAGTTTCCGCAACAGATTGGCGGATGTCATCAAGGCGAAGGGATTGGAAGGGAAGGTCGATGACTTCGATGTTTGGACCCTGCGCGGGCATGCTGCCGATCTAACCCTAATCCGCCCCATGATCGAGAAGCAGATTGAAGGGCGCGGGTACCAGGCCATCATCCTCGATCCAAACTACATGCTCATGGGCGAGCGGGATGAGAACTCAGCCGGAGACATGTCAAGCCTGATGAACGAGTTTGAGTACCTAGCCACACGCCACAATCTGTCAATCATCCTGTCACATCACTTCAGCAAGGGTAATAAGAGTGGGTCTGAGTCAATTGATAGGTTTAGCGGTAGCGGGGTGTTCGCGCGCAATCCAGACAGCCTAGTGGTACTCACGCCGCATGAAGAGGATGAGCGCACTTTCACCTGTGAGGTCACGCTCCGGAACTTCAGCCCAATGGATGCCTTTGTAGTCCAATGGGCCTATCCACTATTCCGCCAGAACTTCAGCCTTAACCCTGACAAGCTAAAGAAGCCAGGGGCGCACAAGGCCGTTGACGATAAAAGGTTCCTGACAGAGATGGGCAGCAAGGAGTGGCTGGCAGGAGATTTATGCCGTCACATCATGGAAAAGCTGGAAGTATCTGAGTCAACCTTCTATCGCCACCTTAAAAGGCTGTCAAAAGCTAACAAGATACTATCAGACAACGGCTTATATACTGCCAACCAAGTTACTTTCTAGGTCCTGTCATTTCGCTGTCATTTATTGAGCATTCAGACTCATATATATATATGAAAGACAATCACGAAGGGAATGTAGAGGTAGGACTCCTTAGTCCGTCCTACCCCTACCGCTACGCTCATTCCCGTAGTGCGATTCACTTTTAATTGAAAGGGGTGCGAGCCGGTGTGCTACAATAACCAGGTGAAAGACTCAGATAGGTTGAAGATGCAGTATATCCGGCTGCTGCACGCAGAGAATGCGCAGTTGCATGCAGTCCTCCGTTTGCTGTGCCAGCTTGTGAATGACATGGAGAACAATTGTAGCTTCGAGGTGTTTGAGACCGAGTGGGCGGAGATTAGTCTGGCAGTAGCTAGGCTGTCGTTGTTCTTTAGGAAGCATCAGAAGGACCTGCAATCGCTCAAGGATTCGATTCCTAAGGACTTTGATGGGGATGAGGTAGATGAGACGTAAAGCAGCAAAGGAAGGCAAGAAAAGGCTTCAGGATGCCTCAAAATCGAGCCAGGATAGGCCTAGAAAGCGTCTTGGTAGCAAGGTAAGTAGAGGACAGCCAGAGCATAGTGTTAAGTTCAAGGTTGAGTCACTACCCATCCCTGACAGGCCATTGGGTAACCGAGCCTGCTGTTGCCGCATTGGACGCTAGGCTGCCGTTTATATAGCCCTTATAGGCTATTTTTATATATCCTTATAGGGCTATCTATCCTACCGTTTAGGTGGCTGTGCTTCCGTTTGTTTACGCTCCCGATACTTGGCCCACCGAATTCCTACTGCCTTTTGATAGTGTTCCCTGGGTCGCACCTTCTGCGGACCTTTGACGCTCCCGCCTTTTTTACCCAGGCGCGAAAGGTAAGCTTTGATAATTTCTTCTTCAGTCATATTTTTATACGCTCCTTATAGGCTACGCTGCCGTTTGTAAAGACGGAATGCCTGCGCTGCCGTTTATAGGCAAGCGCGAAAAGCGCTCGCACTCATCCAACATATCACGTAGCGTTTTGAAATGCGTAAAGGATCTGGCAGATTTCACTATGCCCTGCATTTTTTGTTTTCAGCTTCTCGTCATCCAGATCGTAGCCCCTAAAAGCAACTGCGTCATATAATGACCATCTTTCATTTACATCCATGTAAAGCGTATGAGTGGCATACGCATATCTGCTGGGATCGACTCGGAGAATCCAACCTATGCCCCAATCGCTTTTTTCCGTGAAGAAGCCCAAGTTTTTCAACGCCCCTCTCATTTGCCTAAGTTTCTGGAAGCGATTCTGGCAAGACTCATAAGCCACCATTTGCAATTTACCTTCATTGGAATAATGGGCATATCCGTTGCCTAATTTTTCTATAATTTGGTTCATATTGCGGACTCCTTCGGCTCAAGCTCTGCCATGATTCTTTTTTCTGCTTTTTCTTTTATGCTCATGTTTTCTTTTCTTTCTTTCTTTCATTCGCGCAATCACTAGGGCTGCGCTGCCGTTTGTTAGGTTCCGCGATCGCTTCACCTCTCCTCCCCTGAGTGACCAGGGGAGACCAGGGGAAACTACTTCCTTCCCATGAATATAATAAAGGCCATTAATATGGCTCCTAACACTAAGCCATTCGCGAAGACGTAGGGGATATTCATTCTGTCACCTCTTCCGCATCTTCCGATTCTATTTCCTCGAGGATCTCATTTACTTCATGAAGGTCGTAATGATCCCCATCGATTTCCTCAGATAGACTTTCACCCACTAGGGAATCAACATAATCATTAACGCCGCACCGGAACGCTACCGGATCTAATTCCTCGACAACTCGTGACGGTAGAAACGACAAACCGGAAACCCTTACCTCCGGTCCACATTCGTCCAACATATCGCGGTATATTTGCTCAACGTCAACCGGTTCAAGTTCTGCCTTGACCCGTTCTTCTAGTTTTTTCTGTATCTGCTTTTTGTTCATTTCTGTATCTCCTTTTCTTTTTTAATTTCCGCCGTCCACTCCATCCCGTTACGTATCGCCCAAACGAGCGCACGCCGGTAAGAAGTGAACCGCGCGAAGAATTGGCCTTGCGAGTTGTAAACGGCGTAGGATGTCATGATGCGCTCGCAATCTGCGCAACGCGCCGTTTGCTTGTTCCATGCGGAATGAATCCCACGATCACTGAGCGATCTCCGCGCGAACATAGGCGGCACGTTAAGCACGTCACGCCGTCACGCTTCTGCGCCGGACATACGACAACTTTCCGCCCTTCCGGCGTTTGGGTATTGTCTTCGACTCCGGCTGGCAGGATCGTGACAACCGGCGCGACATTCAACGCCGCCAGCTTGTCAGCGTGCGCGAGACTATTCGCGGAGAGATTAATCACAAACCCTTCGCGGTTCGCGCTCGCTATCGCATCGCGATTCTTACCAGCTGCCTTATCCTGAGAATCTAAAACGGGCTTGTGGGTGTAAGTAAACCCACGCCGGCCACGATTCGCACAGGCAAGCTTGGAGAGAAGTTTCCCATTCACCGTGTTATTCTCTCCTGGTAAGTCTCCAACTTGGTTATGTCTCCAAATTTGACCGGCGGGAAGCTTGGCAATTGCATCGCATAGTCCCTCGAACGTTGTCCCCCGCTCTGCGCGGTCAACCGCATTCCAATGAAAAATCATGGGGCCGGACTCCCCATAACATCCTCCGCCATTGCTACGTTTGAGCGGGCAAGCATCCGGGCAAGTTGACCTTCCGGAAGTTGTCGCGGGCATGGCTCCAATTTTTACGTTTGCACTACTCGCCGTGAAATGAACAAGCGGGGGGGCATCATTAAAACCGATAATTTTAGGCGCGATCATATTAGATAATCTCCTTTATTCCTTCCAAGTCCAACCATACAGCGCGAACGGCATCCAATCTGAGAATAAGCTTTTCTCGCAATTCAGGCTCATTCTTTTCCGCGCACTTGTCGGCATACTTTTCCAATTCCTTCATTCTAGTTTGGAAATAAATCTCCATTCCTTCGAAGAAATCAGAGGGAGACTTAGGAAGAGTGACGAAAACCGCACTCTTTTCGGTTTGTTTGTGTGTGCTATTCATGAAAGCAACATACTCAACCGGATTGAGTATTCAAACACTTTTTATTGTCTCAGAATATGGTATAAGCTTTCGTAATGGATGAAATAAGCGCAACTCCTAGCGCACCGGAAAAAGCAAAGAACGGGCGCGAGATATTCACTGATAAGATAGCGGATGAAATTATATCCGCTTGCGGTTCCGGATTCACAATAGAAAAGGCTGGCGCACTTGTGGGCGTGAATGCTTCCACGATTAAAACTTGGGTTTCCCGCCGTCCGGACTTCGCCCGAAAAGTGGAAACCGCGAGAAAAAAGCATGAACTTTCTTTACTTCGGGATATAGAACTTGCTGGCGCGAAATCATGGCAGGCAAAAGCATGGATGGCAGAGCGAATTTATAACCATGCGCAACCCTCTGCACGTCTGAATGTTACACAAGGAGTCACGCATGAAATAGGCGGGAACCTTGCGCAATTATTAGCAGGCATTGCAGGTAGAAAAAAAGCACAAGTGATTGAAGCGGAAGTAATTAAGGATAATCCGACACTTACAATTCGAGACAATAGCTATTGTGCGACAGATGGCACGCAAACTATTGTAACCACAATGCCTGGTAAGATTCCTAGACCTAGAAAAGTAAGCATGAGAAGACGCAAACCAAGGAAAGAAAGCTTGGCCAAATACACCACCACGCCACCCGCCCAGCCCCCAGCCACCATTTAATACGCATATACCCCCCTAAATTATTCTGGCACAAAACAAAAAGAGGTCTTAACTCACACTAATGCCAAAGCCTCCTAAACGTAGCCAAGAAGAGATTCTACAAGACCTATCCAAACCAGCCGCATTCGCTGCTAACGTCCTTGGAATCAATCTGTATGATTGGCAACGGAAGGTACTGCGTGATCTTGAGCCTAAAGACTGTCGCGTAGCTCTGCGGGCAGCAAACGGCTCTGGTAAGACAAGCACGGTAATTTCAGCGATTCTGATATGGCATGCGTTGGTTTACCCGCGCTCAATAGCCGTAACAACCGCAGGCGTTTTCCGCCAAGTTGAAAGCCAACTCTGGCCTAGCCTGCGCAATCACATTGCCAAGCTTGGTGGCGCATGGGAGGTCACATCCGGCGAGATCCGTTACCTTCACCCAAACGGCAACACAAGCCGCATCATAGGCTACTCAGCCACCGACCCTGGGCGTGCTGAAGGCTGGCATGCAGAGGACCACGAATACCATCCATTGCTCATGGTGGTTGACGAAGCCAAGACTGTAGCAGACCCGCTATTTGAGGCCATCAGCCGGTGCCAACCAACCCGCTTGCTAATCGCATCCAGCCCTGGAGGTACCAGCGGGGCTTTCTATCGGGCATTCACTAAGGAAGCCAACATGTGGTCAAAGCACGCTGTCACAGCCTTCGACTGCCCGCACATAACGCAGAAGCAGATTGATGAGATAACCCAGCGGTACGGCGAGAAACACCCGCTAACCCGCTCCATGATCTACGGCGAATTTGTGGACATAGGCGCAGAAAGCTTGGTCATCAACCTAAACCAACTGCAAAACTGCTATAACGCACCACCTAGATTTAAGCCAGGTATCCGAATGGCTGGTGTGGACTTTGCTGCCGGAGGCGATCAGAACGTGATCTGCATAAGCGATGGCAACAAGATCCTGCCCATGATTGCATGGCGTGAGAAAGACACGATGGCGGCTGTGGGTAGGTTTATTGTTGAGTTTAAGAAGGCAGGACTAGAAGCCAGCAACATCTACGCTGACGCGAGTGGCATGGGCATGGTTATGTGCGATGCCCTGGCCGAATCCGGATGGTCTGTCAATAGGGTAAACTTTGGTGCTACGGCATACGACAACAATGCTTATACCAACCGATCAGCCGAGATGTGGTATGGAATGGCAAAGAAGATTGAGGATGCTGAAATCATCCTTCCTGAAGATGACGAGGACTTGACAGCGCAATTGACATGCAGGCGCACAATTACAAACAGCAAGGGCAAGCTTGGGGTTGAATCCAAGGATTCCATGCGGGCAAGAGGCATAGCCTCACCGGATAGGGCGGATGCATTGGCACTATGCATAAGCGGTGGTAATATCGGCTTGGACTTGACTTTCCCGATAGAGCGTCCAACTTGGAAGTCACTTCAAGCCTTGATGGAGTCACATGACCCCGTGATGGCAGGATTTGACCCTGGAGGATAAAACAATGAATGTATGGAACTGGATTACCTCGAATTGGCAGGAGATCGTAGCCGCTGTTGGTGGCATCGCTCTTGCCGCGCGTATTGTTGTTAAGCTCACACCGACTCCCGCTGACGATTCCTTCTTGGAAAAGATTGTCAACTTTCTCAAGACAGTCGGACTGAATATTAAATAATTTTATTTGTGCTGCGTGCAATCCTTGAGATCATCGCAGCCGTGTTTCGCATCATTCCAGGCTGGAAGGAAAAGCGTACTCAAAATATCGAAGGTGAGTGGAGGCATAACCGCAATGCTATTGAGCGTGACCTTCGCGGTGATTCTTGGTGGATGCGCAACAACGACACCAGTAACCCACACAACAGGGATAGTTGAGGAACTGATGAAAGATCCTACCTACATCGAAATCCGAAGGGGTACGCCTGGAACCCGTGAATGGGCTAGGAAGGCATTGAATGCCGTCAACGATCTTTCGTATGAACTTAAAGTGGAGCGGAACAAATGAACGCCAAAGATACTCGCAGAACAGAATACTATTCCAGAATCATTGATTCGCTCAATCAGCGAGAGACATGGGAGAACCGGCAACGGTTGTTTTACCAGGCTCGTTACTTTGGTGTTCGCCGGAAGGTTAAGCCTTGGCCTACAGCCGCCGACCTTCACGTTCAGTTGATCGACACAGCGATTGAGAAACTGAAGCCATCCTTCGTCAACAGCGCAATCGGCAACGATATTCTTTCAAGCTTTGTTCCAATGCGCCAGCAGTTGGCACCGCTAACTGTTTCCGCCGAGCGTTGGTTTGACTACAACATGCGCGAGCGCACAAATTTCCAGAAAGAAATTGTTTCCGTCATCGACAACATCCTGCTCTACGGGCGTGGAGTTGCGAAGATCATTTGGAACGAGGACAAGAAGCGCATTGATTTTGAGGCTATTGATCCTTTCCACATCATTGTTCCGGCCTACACAAAGGAGTTTAAGGATGCAGATTTTATCGTTCACATCGTCTCGACAAGTGTCGATTCCTATAAGGCAAATCCCCTGTACAAGCAGGATGAGGAATTTATCAAAACAATTTCTGGTAAACCCTCCAAATCGGTGGGCTTACGAAGTGAGATTCAGGATGAGATTTATAGACGGGAAGGAATTACTCAAGAAGCTGAGAATGATCGCATCATTCTTTGGGAGATGTACACGCCTTCTGAAGACGGATGGAAGGTTGAGACATACAGCCCGCTTGTCGTAACCGAAGATGTCCGTAAGCCTTTCACTTTGCCGTATCGTCACGGCGAACCTCCTTTCGTAGATTTCCCCTATGAGGTCACAGGGGGCGGTTGGTACAGTCCGAGAGGCGTTGCAGAGATCCTGCTCCCGAACGAGAACCTGCTAAATAAACTAAAGAACTCCCTCTCCGATTACGTTGAACTGGCCAACCGACCCGTTTTTGAGGCACAGAACCCGATCTCGCTAAACACATCGAATCTGAAGATGCAGCCAGGTCAGATCCTTCCGCAGGGATTGAAGCCGGTTCAATTCAGCCAACCTCCTTTTGATTTCCAAAAGCTGATGCTTGAAGAGCGTTTGTTGTCCGAACAGCGCATGGGTAATCCTGACTTTGGTGCTGGATCGCAGTTCCAGGTGTCGGATCGCAAGACTGCCACCGAGATCCAAGCATTGCAGTCGCAGGCTGCTGCCTCCGGTGACCTTCGCAACCGCATGTTCCGGATGGGTCTTGCCCATCTATTCAAACAATGCTGGTCGCTTTACACGCAGTACAACAAGAAAGATTTGATGTATCGTTATGCCGAGGAAACAGGTTCTATGCCTCCGGATGGCATCCATGATGAATATTCCATCGAACCGAAAGGTGGATTGGACTTTATCAATCGGCAGTTTGCATTGCAGAAGTCGGTAGCTCGCATGCAGATGTTCCAAAATAATCCTTTTGTTAATCAGGGCGAACTGGTTAAATCTGTGCTTGAACAAGATGACCCATCGCTGGTCCGCAGACTCTTTCAAGATCCTAACGCAGCCTCTGGAGATCAGGCTGAAGATCAAGCGACTGAAATTGCAACGATGCTCGCTACTGGATTCCCTGTCGCAATCAAGCCTAGCGATGATCACAAAGCGCACATATCCGTTCTCTTTGCATTTAACCAAGCCGCTCAACAGCGGCAACAAGCGGTCGATCAGAGTGCAATGCAAGTTCTGATGGCACACTTGCAACAGCACTTGGCTGCCTTGGAGCAGATTGACCCCAACACATCCCGCGCGATCCAGAAACAGCTTCGTGATGCAGGCAAGGCTCAAATGCAGCAACAGGGGCAACAGTTGCCCCCTGAAGCCATGCAAGGGCAACAAGCCGGTCCGATGATGGCTTGAAGGTTCCGGTAATGCGGGATGCCTTCCAGCAGGAAGGCTTGGCCGATCTTTGTAAGTGGGCAAATGAACAAGGTGGAAATGGTAAAGCGATTGAGATTGGTGCGTATAGTGGCGAGGGAACAATTGTTCTAGCCAAGTATTTCAAAGAAGTTCTTGCTGTAGATCCCTGGCTTAACGGATACGACATTAACGATAGGGCAAGCCAACAATGCCCTATGAAGTTTGTTTTTGAGGCATTTCAAGAGCGCACATGCGAGCTAAAGAACGTGATGTTTAGCCGTGGGAAAAGCCTAGATGCCCTTGAGTTTGTCCAAGACGGATCATGCGATCTTGTTTATATTGATGGAGATCATCGCTATGAAGGCGTGCTGGCAGACCTAAAAGGATGGAGCAAGAAACTAAAAGACGGCGGGATTATGGCTGGTCACGATTGGAGTTGGGAATCTGTTAAGAAGGCTTTAAAAGAAGAGATTGGGGATAAGGATTATACTTTATTCAATGGTGATTCATGGGCGATAAAGCTGTCCAACAGCCAGGATATGGTAAAATAGCGAAATGAAAAAAGGTCTATATGCAAATATCAACGCCCGCCGTAAGGCAGGGACAAGCCGAAGCAAGAAGAACTCAACCATTAAGCCCAAGATTTGGCGCATGATGAAGGCTAAAAAGGGTGGTTTTTCAGAGTGAGGAAACTAAAAGCAGCATTGGCATTCATCCGCGATCAAGAGTGGGTAGATGAACCCAAATGGGAGGATGAGGATGAGAAGGCTTGGACAGGGTTCCTTTCCACGCCAACCGGAAAGCGTCTTAGCCTTATTCTTTTAAACTTAACTTTGCGTCAAAATGGTAATGCCGTGATGAAGAAATCAGAGGCACTTGCAGACGCTTGTGGGTATGCTAAAGGTTTCCGTGGTTGTGTAGCGACCTTAGAATCGCTCGCAACCCAAAAACTTAACTCCGCCGTTCTTGGCTATGAGGACGGATCGGATGATACAATAGCCAACTAACCTTTAGGCAGAATGACTCCCTGCCGACAAGTGTAAAGAAAGGGTCAAAATGGCAGATTCAAATAACCTGACCGAGGCGGATGTATTGGCAATGGCGCAAGCGGCTGACGAAGGACGGGACTTTAGTCCTACTCCCAAGGAAGACGAAAAAGCCAAAGTAGAAACACCTGTTGAGGATAAGGCCAGCGGAGATACCGAGCAGCCCCCCGCGCCTGCTGAAAAAGCCGAAAAAACAAAACTAGAAGCCTCGGATGAGGCTTCGTCTGCCAAGGAAAAATCCGAGGAAGATAAAAGTTCTTTAACAACGCAACCTTCAGAAGACAAGTCGGAGTCGGTTTCCGAAAAGAAGCCTACCCGTTACGAGAAGGCAAAGTCGCGACTTGAGAAAGAGTGGGAAGATGTCCGAGCAGAGAAAGCCAGAATCAAAGCTGAACGAGAGCAGATTGAGGCTGAAAGGGCAAGGAAGACTTCAGAAACTACTCAAAGCGAGACAAAGGCGAGCAATCGCAAGTTTAGCGCGGAAGATTACAGGGAAGCGGCAAAGAGCTACCGTGATGAAGGCCGCGATGATCTTGCAAAACTCGCTGAACAAAAAGCTGGTGAAATCGAAGTTGAAGATAGGCGCGAGATCGAGCAGAAAACTCAAGCAGAATTAAAGTCTGCCTGGGATAAGAATCTGCTCGATGAAGTCGAAGCCAATCCGGAACTCAAGGATTCAAGCAGCACTTTGTATAAAGCCGTATCGGAAATGTTGCAAAACCACGCCATCCTTCGAAATTATCCTGCTGGGATCAAGGATGCGGTTGGGATTGCAAAGGTAAAGCTCAAGGCGGAGTCCGCCTCCGATTTGTCCAAAAAGGTTGCAGAGTATGAGCGAGAACTCGCTCAACTCAGAAAAGCGACTACTCCGGCATCTGGACAGCCCAAAGGTCCTGCCAAGACAAAAGCTTTTCACGAACTTTCGCTAGACGAACAGGAACGTGAATTGATGAAACTTGCAGGCGAGGTTGACAGGGTTGGATAGTCATAACAAACAAGGATACTTAATTATATGGTAACTACTGGCTCAGTCTCAGCGCAATTCCAGGCTTACTTCTCAAAAGCACTTCTGGAACGCGCGATCCCGCTCCTCCAAATGGAGCAGTTCGCAATGAAAACCCCCTACCCGACAAAAACGGGCGGGAATAAAACGATACGCTTCTTTCGTTTCGGAGATCCAAGCATCACTGCTATCTCCGCTCTCTCGGAAGGAACGACTCCTAGCTCCGGTGACGAGCGTGATCTCACGCTGTCCTCAGTTGAAGCCACGCTTGTACAGTACGGAAGCAAGATCATCCTAACGGATGTTGTTCTCGCAACCGAATTGTTCTCGCACTTGGCACAGGCCACCAAACCACTCGGCGAAGATGCCGCCCTCCACGCTGACACCCTGTGTCACCGCGCGTTGGTGCAGGATTCCTCGACCAGCACCGGAACCGGTGTAGCCACCAAATCGTATGCCCGTTATGCTCAAAACAGCACCAACGGTACGACCTGGGCTACCTCGTCCGTTGCTAACAGCGCGATGACCGCCACCGACTTGCTCGATGGTGCCACCTCGTTGTTCATTGCTCGCGCTCCCAAGATCAAGGACGGCTACGCGCTTGTCGCGCATCCTGCCGTTATCCGTGACTTGCAGCAGGACGATGATTGGTTGAAGGTGTCGAGCTATTCGGCTCCCGACCAAATCTTCAAAGGCGAAACTGGTAAATTGTTTGGCGTTTCGGTCATCTCTTCGACCAACGTCCAGACCTTCAATACTTCCGCCTCCGGCATCGCTGAAAACAGCGTTGGAACAACTGGTGTTAACACTGGCTATGCCAACGTCCTCCTCGGTGGTGGCGCGTTTGGTGTTCCTAGCTTGTCCTCCATCGCAGCCTCTGGCTCGCCCTTCGCTCCGAAGGTCACGATCCTTGATGCCGCTGACAAAAGCGACCCGTATGGACAGCGCATCGTTGCGTCCTTCAAGACGTTCTACGCTGCCAAGCAACTCGATCCTCGGTTCTTCCGAGTCATCGTTGCGAAGTCCAACTACAGCTAATAATTAAATGGGAACCATGCTAGTAATTGGTATGGGACCTCGGAAAGGCGGGGAGGGTGAAACCTCCCCGTCTTCTCCTTCATCTGAAAAACCTATGAAAAAAATGGCGAAAGCTGGAATGGTGATGCTTCCTGTCTCCAAGTTCGAGATGAACGATGGTGGCGAGGATGTTGCACCGGAAGTGGGTGATTCTGTTGAACTCTCTGGAACAATTGACATGATCGAGAATGGTATTGCCCACGTTAATGTGGAACACGCCATGAGCGAGAGTGAATCCAAGGACAAGTCGGAAGACATGGCCGAGGGTGAAAATTCAATGTCCGAAGAGGAAAAGATGATGAAGTTGGCCGAGGAATCGGATAAGAAGAACTATAGCTGATATGCCTGTTTACCAGTACGAGGACACCAGAAATGGAAAAGTTGTCGAACTGGAAAAGGCTGTGGCCGAAAGGGACTCTGTCCCTCGTTATCTTAAACGATTCACCGTCCCGCAAAGATTGAGCCTAGTGGGGGTTGGCGAACCCCTCGACAACCCGCTAGGAGTCAATCAAACAAATTTGATGAAGGGGTACTACCGCCAGGAACAAAAGCTTGGCAGTAGATTTAAAAGCCAATACACGCCAGATAGCATCAAACGTGCGGCTATAAGGAGAAAATAATATGGCAAATGAATTTGTACGAAGCCAACGCAAGGCCAAGGGAAAAGCTATTCGCTTTGATACCCAAAGCCAAACGAATGTGTTTGAAATTACGGCAGCTTCGAGCGGTGGAACAGTTAATACTGTTGCTACTTCTCCTGCTTCCTTGAACGTGACTCTTAACGGTACTTCATACCGGATCGCACTACACACCTAATTGTATGCGACTCTTATCTCGCCTTACACTTGGTAATGGTGGGACAATCATTGCATCGTCAGCTTCCACTAATACTGGAAGCTACGATGCGGTGACTGCTCTTACACTTTCCACAGCAACACTTGTTATTAGCGGCGCAACAACGGCAGCGACATATACGGCTGGTGTCACAGTTTATGGTGACATTGACGAAGTGCGTTTGACCGGCGGTGCGATGGCAATCTACGCTCGAAAAGATTAAGGAGTCCTAAAATGGGTCGGCAATGGAATGCTATTATTGATGCCCTTAGTGGCGGGACGATGTCCATCAATGCCAACCTAACGGACATTGAAGCATTACTTACGACACTCCAAGCGGACGTTGCTGATGGAATTAGACTTCCAAACGCAACTACTGGCGGAACTGGTCCTACTACATTTACAAGCACAAGCTACGGGACTATTTCTACGGCAAGCACAGGAAGGTTGGGTTGTCAGGTGTTCAATGAAGGTGCAGGAAATTTGTATATTACATTAGGTACAGCAACAACTAGCACGACTTCATATACTATTCGACTTTCCGCTGGAGACTACTACGAAGTACCAGCAAATTACACTGGCTTGATAGGTGGAATATTCGCAACGGCTGGTACGGCATACGTTACAATTCTTACATAGGATTATAATGCCAATTTTTAGATCAATAGACCCAGTTGGATTTCCAGCAGGAACAACTGAAAAGTATTACATGCCAATGAATGCAAATGCTTTTTCAGCTAGTGCAATTCCAACCACAAATGTAATATGTTTTTTGGCATATTATATTAAAAAAAACATACAAAACCCGACTTTTTGTATTGAAAAAGTTTCTGATCCAAGCAGTTTGTCTGCTGATACAATCAAAGTTGGAATTTATGACGGCTCAAATGGCCTTTATGGAGCTAATTTGCTTTCCTCTGGACAGATAACACCTACCGTTGGTGGTTCTGGTGCCGCACTTGGAATTTTTACAACTCAACTAACAATTAACCTAAAAAGAGGATTTTATATTGTTGCGGGAGTAAGAACAACGGGAGCCGCCGCCTCTTATAAAATTGCAAATTCTCCGGGGCAAGCTAGAGAGATTTTTGGTGTAGATACAACTGTAACATCTTTTAATAATAATAATTTTTACACACAAACTGGACAATCTTCATTACCTCAAACTATTGGAACAATTACACTTTCTGCAACAGCGGGAGAAGGCCCGTCAGTATTTCTTAAATATTAATTAAAATAATGTTTTTATTATGCCACTTTTTTTTCTAATCTTCTTATTATGTTCATGCTCGCAAAAGCATACAGACGATAATTCTCTTCCACGATATAGCGACATGGGCGCAGCCGAAGATGCTGGGAAAGCAAAATGAAGTGCCTCGCCATTTGGCTGACCAATTTGAGTTTGCGTTTCTTGATGACTCGCTCGGAGTATGCCTGTTTCAGGGAGGCGTTAAAGTTTGCCGTGGAAAACAACAACATGGTCAAAGAGACAAAGTACATTGGCAAGGTAAAGCACCTAATGTCTGTCAATCGCTCAATCAAGCGTATCGTGGAGGACGGCAGAGATCGGGACGAAGTTGTGGACGCTGTTGTTCATTTGGCTGTAGCGTTAAAGTATCTGGAGGGCAAGGGTCGTGAGTCTTGATGAAATATCTGACCTCAAGGATCGTATTGCTACCCAATCGGAGCGGCTTGCTAGGATGGAGGAGAGGCAGATGCAATTATACGCGATGGTAGAAAGGTCACTTGCTTTCCACGGGGATGTTGCTAATAGATTAGGTGCGCTAGAACACCTGCGGACGAAGGTTCTGGCTGTTGCTGGCTTGATTGGGCTTGTCTGCTCAATGGCCTGGGATGTCCTTAAAAACCGCTTTAACGGCTAGGAGATTAAATGCCTACACTTGGAACACAGAATATTGCCACTAGCTATCCACAGCTATTGAAGACCTTTGGTACTGGTGGGCTGCCTACGGCAGGATCGGTTGAGGTTATTACAGATGGTGACAATACCTCATCTGCTCTTTCAATTGGAATTGATGCCGTACAAAGCACCGGATCATTCACAGTTTCAAGCAATAGCAGTCTTCTTGGACCTGTTACTTTTGGATCAAGCCTAACTGCATCTACAGGAACGGCCACGATTGGAACGCTATCCGTTGGCACGGCAACGATCAGCACAGCAACGATTCCTCTTCAGCTTGGGAATATTACTTTTGGATCGAATATTACAGCATCAACTGGAACGGCTACAATTGGCACGTTGTTTGCATCCGGTCCGGCAACATTTGGAACAAGCTTTACTGCATCAACCGGAACTGCTACTATTGGGACTGAGTCAGTAAACGTATCAACGATTGCTTCTGCCACATTTGGAACAGCTAGGATTACTGGATCTACTGGCGGAGTTACAGCATTTAATTATGGCACTGCTGCATTTACTGGAGCAACACTTCAAGACCTTGATTCAGTAACAAGTGGATCAAACATAACAACTGGAACATTTACAGTTTCTGGTGCAGCGATTGGTGATATTGTATTTGGTGGACTTAACTCACTTAGCTCAAGCTCTGGAACCGCTGGAGTACCTACCGCTGGAGCAAGAATGATGAGCCAATTTAGGGTTGAAGGCGCAAATGTTGTTAGATACACAATTCTTAATACAGATACAATTTCACATGGAACAATTCCTGCTGGCACAATTTACGCAACAGCAATAAGGGTGGTAGCTTAATATGGCAATCAAATTCAATCGCTCGCAGACGTTTGCAACCAACGGAACGGTTACCGCTGCTGGGTTACACAATCTTATTGACGGAACGGACATCTACCAGGCATTGATTACCGATCAAACCGACCTGTCATCCGTTGCAACAGATGACAAATTGTTGATTGCGGATGCAAGCCTTACTGCTGGTGATGCACCAAGAAGCACAACAGTCCAAAATCTTTTTGATGATGCGCTTACTGGCGGTACATATACAAATGCAAACCTGTCTGGAGTTTTTACATTTGGAACTGCCACAGGCAATCGCACAGTTAGCACAAGCGCAACAATCACAACTGGAACAATTCCGAATTTAACATCAAGCACAGCCAACATTACGCTTGGAACAATTCCAACGCTGACTGCTGGAACAACCACATCTACTGCGGCCAATATAACCAATGGAACGATCCAGACGCTGACAGCAAGCACGGCTACGATTACTGGAGGAACCTATTCTGGTGCGATCAATAGCACGCTTGGAACGATTGCTACGCTCAATAGCACTACCGGAACTATTACTGGATTAAGAAGCACCACAGGCACAGTAGCTACACTTAATAGTACTACTGGAACAATTACAAATTTATCCACAACACTTGCTGGTGATTTTACGATTAGCCAGGGGACAGGAACAATTGGTGCTGCAACAATAACTCCAGCAAAACTTTCTCAACCCATAACATCTGGAGTGCAAACTGCATCAACTACTGGAACGGCAATTGACTTTACT